GTGATATTTATTTAGTTCCAAATAAGATTTAATCAATTCGGTATCACTCATTTCATCTTCACCCACAAACGACCTGTATTTTTTTAGATTTTTTAGTAGTTGTTCTTTATCAATACCATTGAACCCAGAAACGATGTAATTATAAACCGCCTGTTTTAATGTATTAGGATTATGTCCTCTTGCTGTTATTATTGAAAAAATAGATCCGTTGTTAATCGCTTCTTTGAAGTCCTCAAATGCCGGTCCAACTTCAGCTTTCATAGCATCAATGATGAATTGTTTATCTCCATCAGTTCTGAAATTTCTGAAAGGGTTTTCAGCATACCCTACAATAGTTTCACCCTCAAATTGAAATGGTTCTTTACCTATAACCTCTCTATACTTAGCAAAATCTTCGGTTCCCATGCCAACCTCATCACCTTCATTATTCTTTAGAATAATTTTGGTTGGCATTTTAACAATGTTATCATCCCAATCGAAAGCATAATACTTCATGTTTGGGGTTGTCTCGTCTTTGAATCCTTCTTTTACAATTTTTAACATAACTATAAATATATTGATTATTATTCTATTGTCTTAGGTGATAAATTGAAATTATCATGAACCCATTTTCTTGCAAATTCTTTCCACATATCACTAAAATATCCGTTCAGATTGTCGGTGTGATCTTTTTCGAATGAAAGTATAGGACATACTTGCCTCATCACATGTGCATCTTCATTAAAGTACTCACATTTATAATATCTAAAAATAACATCCACATCCTGATTATCACTTTTTTTGTAAAAGGCTATTGCATTGTCATTCCCAATTTCATTACCCTCTTCATCTTCTTCGTAACCAACATAATAATAGTCCATATCATTAGGGTTAAAATTTTTATCAAAATACTTTTGCATCAAATTATTTAATCTATTTTCCGAAATTACGTAATTCATACCAATAAATATAAATAAAATAAAAACCCCTCACTAAGGAGGGGTTTGAAATTTGTCCGAGTGAACTTATATGTTTTCGAACGAAGCTCCTGTTGGAGTGATAAAGAATTCAATTTCAATAAACTCTAGAGCTTTCGTTGGTTTCAAGTAGATTCTTCCGTTCAAAGTGTTTCTATCCAAATCTTCTACTGAAGATGATACAGTAACTCTGAAGTCATACAAACCTCTATCTCTTCTAATTGAATCCAAAATTGGGTTCACACTATCCAAGAACTGTTGTCTTACGATTTGATCATTTTGTTCGAACAACAATCTTACAGCAACTGCGGAGATTAATTTTCTTGCCTGTAAAAGAAGTCTTCTTACATTCAATCTATTAAGTTACAGTTCCTACATCTGAGAAAGTTGCAATTGGGTTAATTCTACCTTGATATAAAGTGTCTCTATCTTCTTGTGTTAGTTTAACTCTCGCTTTAACAGAATTTACAAGACCTCTCGTATAACCCGCAGATGCGAACCATGGGAATGAAATGTTATCTGTAAGTGCTAAGTTTCTACAAACCTCACCTGTAGGTGGTATGTAAATCTGTGTATTATTAACAGTATCTCTTACAAGAATCCATGGGTAGTATGTTGCCGTATAACTTGAGTCAATTCCTGTATTATCAAGATTATCAACTGCTTCTTGTGGGTAAATTACCGCTTGAGCGTCAGTTGAATCTGGAAGATACATGTTATAGTCAGGTGTTGTACAGATATAAACTGAGTCAGCTCTTGAAAACTGAACCATGTCAATCGCTTCTTCAACCAAATTACTATTATTAACGTAGTCGATACTTGAAGTTGCAAATACATTGATATTTGTTGATTCTGGGTTTGCAAATGTTAATATACCTAACAAGTATGCGTAATAGTCAGAGTTAGCAAAGTCTTGAGTATTGTTTTGTACAACAATTCTCTTGAATGTACCGTCACCAGTTGCGGTTGGGTATCTTGAATCTGCAATAAATCCAGCTAAGAAACCACTTGCACCTAATGCAAATCTATCTTCATTTGTTCTGAATTCTCTATATATATCCCACCCATCAAATCCTTCTGCGAAACAAACTGTATATTTTCTCGCATAAATGTAATAATAAGGATTTTCTTGATTTTCAGGGTCGTTTCTAAATTCTGCAACACCACACTGAAACGCTGGTTCACCACTCGTTACAAAGGCGTCACCAATAGTTACTACTGTTGCACCTGAGTCCATGTGGAAACCTTGAGTCAAATAGTTCCAAGGTAAAGAGTCTGTTGCTGTTGCCCATCCTGTTACAGGATTTTGCTTTCCTTTGTATTGTAAGAATGACAAGTCAGGACCTAGTTGTGTTGAGAATCCAAGATAAGTTCTTCTTACAATATCACCAGGAGATTCAATAGTATCTGAAGACCCACCAAAAGGAGGATTGTAAATTACTTCACCAGGATAATTGTATTTTGTTTTGAAAATTGCAATTGGGGATTTGTTATCATTATTATCATAAACTCTTTGAGTATATCCATAGAAACCACAAGGTAGTGCATCGAGTGGATAATCATTTGCCATCTCAACCATTATATACTTAGACAATAATGCGTACTCACCATCAACAGATCCGATCTTCTTAGCGACAAAATTATTAGATCCTGGATCCATTGTACAGTTTGTAAATTTCTCAATAACAACAGGATTTGCATCTGTGTCGAAGAAACTTCTTACAAGTACGTCAAACGTCATATTGTTAAATGATATGTTAGCTACTGAAACTTTAATTTCTGTATTTGCTTCAGTACCATCACTAATTGAAACGAATCTAAATAGATTGTATACTTTATTACCTCTTAATTCAGAAACTAAGTATGGTGTTTTTGGTGTTGTGTATCTTTCTAAATTCCAAGCAATAGAGTTAATATCTCTACTTCTTGCACTTTCAAGTGCAACAAGATCACAACTAATACCCCTAATATATCCTTTATTATAAAGATAATCTAACATACCAGGATAAATTTCTTCAACAAATAATGGAACTTCAGTTCTGGATTTTCCAAAGTTATCAATTCCTAAAACCTTAGTTATAAACTTACTGTCAGAACCTAATAAAGAAGTCTCAAATGAGAATGTTTGAGAATCATTAGTAATACCTGAAACCAAGAAAGTTGCGTAAGGATTTTTACTTACACCAGAATAAGACCCTGAACAAACTAAAGTAACTCCAGTTGTTGCTGAAACTTGGTAGATAGGTCCGTGATTTATGCTGGTATTAGAGTTAGTATATAATGATATACCTCTCGATCTCAAAGTACCAACAATTAAATTATTATATTCTGAATATGCTGTACCGGATAATGTATACACATTACCCGATAAAGTACCACTAAAAGTACTATTTGGACCTAAAACTAAGTCTGTAACAACATAATCCCAAGAATATCCTGAATATTCGTTATCAGAATAATTTGAGAAATTAGCATAATACCAAGGATCATTGTCACCTGCAGATAAATCATTAGATGCGATGTCAACTGAATCAACACCGAACACATTATTAACATCTACATAAGTTGATATCAAATTATTATAATCATCACTATTAATTGCACCATATGCAATTAAAGTAGTTGCACTTGATGCCGGTGCGTTAGCAATTTCTGATAATAAGACATTAAAATCATTACTATAAGAGGAAGTTGATCCGTCAGATAATGTATATACATTATTTAAGTTGTCATCAATTTCAGGTACAGTAGGACCTAAAAGAGTAACAGTACTAGCACTCAATACACCAGAGAATGTAACAGTCCAAGGAGTTGCAGTAGATGGGTTTAATCCAATAGTGGTCCCATCAACATTTGCAGTTAATTTAATTGACCATGATGGTCCTGCATCATATCCTGACAATCCTAAAACTCTGGTTACAAAAAGTTGATTTGATTGTTGTAGGTATGATTTCGCAATATATGCGGCTTCGTATTTAGGGATTTGAGTTCCTACAAATTTTGTTGGTTCTGTACCGCCAAAATATGCTTGGAATTCATCGTAATTCGTGATAAAGATAGGTTCGAAAGCCGGTCCTTTGATGGTTTCACCAACAAGGCCTAGTGTAGTTACACCAACGCTCTGAGCCACGAAAGATAGATCTGTCTCTGATGTATAAACACCTGGAGAAACGAAGACCTTCTGATTAGTTTGAACTGTCGCCATTATTATATTTTTCTTGTTTGATTTATTTTATTGATAAATATTCTTATTTGAATGAAAAAACTTTACTTTTTAATATCTATTTATAAACAGGAAGAATTTTTTCTGCCTTTTTTCTACCTATGTCTAAGAATATTCGTAAAGAAATAAAAAACATTAAAATCTCAAAAGAGTCACACGACACATTAAAAAAATATTGTGATCGTAATGGACTAAAAATTTATAAGTTTCTAGAGACTTTGATTATTGAAAAATGTAAAGAAAAGAAAGATATCTACGGTGAGAATTAAACCAACTTATTTGTAAATAAAATATTACTTTCTTGTGTTGGATCTGACTTTGTAATTTCTAATCTTAAAACGTCATTAGTGTTAATCAAAATTTTATTTACATCAGTACCATAAAATTGTGAATTAATATAAACATCCCAAGAATCAACATTATTGGAAGAATCTACAGTCATATCTACAGTATAATTCTGTACTTCATCAATCACTGTAGTTCCTGAAGGGAATAAAAAATTTTGAGTGAATAGATCTGGATTCTCAGGAAACTTCTTTCTTTTTCTTCTTGAAGTTGAAGTATCCACCTCCATCATGGTAACAACTCTTGAAATTGCAGGCTTTACCTTAAACTCTTCTTCATCAATCAAATAACCTAACATTGTAAAATCATAGTTTTGAACATAGTATTTTCTCTTATCCAAATCCATAACACTTTCATCTGAAACTCCATTCATAATAATTGGTACGTACTGACCTTTGATAAATGTATACGCTTGTCGCGATGAGAATTTTTGTAAAATAATTTTATTAAACTGATTCAGCTCCCTCATTCTATTACAAATAATTCTTACATTATAAGTAATATCTACAGGTACGGGTTGTGGAATTTCATATATGTCCATACCTTGTTGATTACCGTTCCATGTAGGAACTGAAGCATAATAAAATGGCTTTCTATTTGGAATAGTATATTGTAATGATGGGTTAGTACCAAACTTTACATCAGGATTTCTAACTACAGTAATAAATGGGGGTACGGGATTAAAATCATAGTCAACAAATTTCCACGTCTCCACAAATTGAGACCAATTCTGAGTGGTTAATAAAATATCAACTAATGGAACAACTTTTCCTGAGGTTGTCATATAAAGATCATTCTTAACAAAGTCTAACATCCCTCTATCTAAATCGGCATGAAGAACTGATTTAGGAAGATATGTCCCATCTTTATTAATATATTCCAAAAGTTGTTCTCTTCTTGAGAGAAGAGTTTTTTTCGGAACAAGTTCTAAATCTTTAATAACTTTTTTAGGAAACGCCATTAGTCAACTATGAAAATTTTATTTTTATGGTTGATCAGTTCAACTGATTTTGCATTATATACAGGTTCTTCCGTATCTTTAATAACAAAAGAGTCGTGTTTATATGGATTGTAAGTTACCGCTTTACCTGAAGGTTCTGATGGTAAATCTTTACACGGGTACTCACAATAATCAACTAAAGTTCCAATAACAAATGCATGTACGTTTTTCCTTTTTTCTATGTTAACTTTTTCTCTACCACCCTTTCTAACCCTAAATTCAACATCCTTTAATTTAACTAAATCGGCATGAGCAAAAACAATACCTGATTTTTGAATTGAAAAAGTATGTTTATGTAAGTTATAATAAACCATAACTTTTTCACCAATTAAATTATTGGATAATATATTTTTTTGTGATTCAGTTAGTAAAATAATCATAACCCTTGAAATTCGTTTTTATTTACTGGTGTTGCCATAATAGTTCTATAGAATGGTTTATACCCACCATAAGTATGTCTATTATCAGAAACAACTTTACCATCATCAGCAACACTATAGTACCTTACCCTATCTTCAGTTTCATAATAACCCAAATAGTCACCAAAAGCAATTTCAACTTGTAAGTCATCCAAAAGTTTTTGATAAACTGAAAACCTCATGTTTCCTGGTTCATCTAAATGAATTTTAGATTGAGCAATTCTTTGATTAGTCGGTGCCATTATTTGAACAAAACCTTTCAATTCCACAGGAGGTAAGAATTTAATTCCATTTTCAACGGCTTCCCCATAGACATCATCAGTCTTTGTTTTATATCTATCTATTCTATAAAGTATGACTGTGAAGTTCATATCCCCTTCAAGCCATTCTTGACCCATTTCAACATCTAACGCATAATCCTCACCACCAAAAAATTTACCAAGTCTAGTAATAGGTACTAATTTTTCCATATATTGATAAATACCGCAATTATTATTACATTTAACCAAATATTTTTTTATGAAAATATTTCCATCAATGAAAATATACTTAAGTAAAAGCCTTATACACGGGTGGGGGGTTTTTGCGTCTCAAAGAATCGTACAAGGAGAAGTATTCGAAATTTCACCAATTATTGATATGGAAATACCAAAAGGCGTAGAAAATTCTATTTTGATGAATTATAGATATAATTGGCCTCAAGGTAAAAGTGATTGGGAAAAACAAGTTATATCTGTTGGATTTTCTTTATTATATAACCATAGTGATACCCCAAACGCAGAATGGAGATCCAATTTAGATACAAATTGTTTTGAATTTTATGCGTTAACCGATATTGAGAAAGATGATGAGATATTCATTTATTATGGGGGAAGTGAATACTGGGATGATGGTAGATCAAATGTTAAAATTATCTGATGAGTATTGAAATTAGTTTGGAATCAAAGGCAATATCTTTACTTGAAAGTTATGATG